TTGCCTACGGAGCCGCTTCCCATGAGGCTCTTGACTAGCGTGGACAACTCGCCCTTTGTTGCGAATGCGGGGCGCGCAGCAGCGGGATTGAATACTTGAACTTGATTGGTAGCCATAATTTTCTCGGGTTACTTGGTTGGTTAGTTTAGTGGCGCGGGGGGAATTTCGGCGTCTTGTACGATGCCTGCCACCATTTCCTGTAGCATGGCATCGTTAAGCAAATCAGGGCTTCCTGAGCTAGCCAGCATAGCGCGTACTGCCTTGACAGATATGCCCAGCAAGGTAAGTGCTTCAGAAAGCCCTTCGGTCTCGCTAAGGTGGTGTTTTGCGAACACAGCCACTGTGTCATTATGCGCGGCATACACGCGGCTAAGCATGTCTTTTACTTCAGGCAGGCCCATGCGCTGCATCTCTTCCAGTTGCTTCTTGTTTGTCACTAACATTAATTGTGAAATACTCATTTTCTATGCCTCTTACTTGGTTGGTTTACGGACGGAAATCTTCACTTCTGACATGACGTTGAGGCCGGTGGGTACAACGCCCGGGTTCTCGGCAAGGAACTTGCCCATGTTGACTTGAGCAATGCGCATCTCCAGTAGGTCGATGGCTTGATGCTCCAGAATAAACGCCTTCATAGCATCGCGGTCTTGTGCGATGTAGTGCGTCTTAGTGACCAGCGATACAGTGCCGTACTCAGTCTTTGCAGACAGTGTATTCATTGCGCGTAGCTGATCCTTCATCGTGCTAGCAACAGTGTCCTGCTGCGCTTTGAGGGCTTCAACTTGGGACTCATAATCCTTCGTTAGCTCTCCGATACGATCACGGATTTTGATGTAGACCTTTGCAAGTCTATCCATCGGGACGCCTTCTTCACTCATTTGTTTTCTCCTTTTTGTTTGTGTGTCCAGAACTATACACTGGTTTTTTTCATGCTGCAACTCCTTTCTGAATTTATTTCACTCCTTTTAAGTTTCACTCTTTTCGTCACAACAGAGAACAAAGTACGCTGTAGTGCCTTGGCTATTTCCACATCAGTCAAGGTCAGCGTTTTTAGCAGCGCCACTTCTACACTTGTCCAGCGTTTGTTGCGGCGCGTAGCACCGGCCACTGTCTTATCCTGCTCCTTACGCATAAACGCCCCTACAAGCTCCTTCCGCTTTTTGTCATACTTCCTTTTATAGTCACTGTTGAGGTGTTTTACTAAGTGGCGTAACCCATGCATAAGCGCAGCGTCTTTTGTACAGCAAAGCATTGCCTCCATATCTACTAGCCGCTGTGCGTTGCGCTTAGCGCGCCGTGCTTCGCGGGTTGCTAAGGCAGTCATTTTTCCAGCACCTCCTCATCAAACATCTGCGTCAGCAGAGCGTGGTCATCGACTTTCAGGTTCATAGCTTCAAACATCTTCTGCTCTATGGGGGAGCCTTGCAGTTGTATCACCGTCACCTTGGCTGCGTCTTGCCCCTTGCGGTCAGCGCGGGATATAGCCTGCACGTACTGTTCAACCGACATCAGGGGACCAAAGAATATCACTGTGTCGGCGGCTGTCAAGGTAATCCCGTGCGCCGTTGCTTGCGGTTGCATCACAAGGACTCGTGGGGACTCGGTGTTCTGGAATCTGTTGATGATGTCTCCTCTATGGGACGCCGTTACACCCCCATGTATCTCCTCGGACGCAATGCCGTGCTTGTGCAGGAACTCACTGATGATGCCAATACTTGAGCGAAATAGTGCGAATATGATTACCTTGCGCTCGGTCTCACTCAGCACTTCAAGAAGCACGTTCATGCGCGGGGTCGCGTCGAACTCAATGATCTGCTTGTCCTCTGTGTATGCCGCGCCACAACTGATCTGCAATAATTTTCCGACAATCGCTGCCTTGTTGACTGCTGAGATGGTCTCTCCTGCCGCCATCGCTATCTGCTGCTCCTTGATGAGCTTGTAGTACTTGTGCTGCTGCGGGGTCAACTCTACCCTGCGCACTTGTGTAACCACGGGCGGTAGGTCAAGACACTGCTCCTTGGTGTACCGTATCGCTGGTTGCAGTGCAGCAAACACAGCATCTTTTGCCGTAGGCTTGGGCACCCACTTGAACATGGTCAGCTTGTACATCACCTTGTCGCGCCATGCCGTGAAGTAATTTGGCACAGCAGTAGGATTTACCAGTTTGGCAAGCCCGTATGCTTGCAGTGGAGACTGCGCAGCAGGAGTGCCTGTCATCATCCACAGGTATGAGTCTGGTGTGAGTATCTTGTTCAGCGACTTCCAGCGCCGTGTCTGCGCATTGCTATAGTTGCTGCACTCATCGGCAATGATGAGGTCGAACCTGCCGTCTTTCTTTATCTCCTCTGCAACCAGCGGCAAGCCATCGTAGTTGATGATGACAAACTCATAGTCGCCTTGGATCATCTCGATGCGCCTGCTGGCCTGAGAGTGGTGCGCCACGATAGCGCTGCGGTGCAAGATAGACTTGTTGATGTCCCCCATCCACGCGCTCTGCATGATCGACATAGGGCAGATGATTAAGCAGCGCCGAATCTTCTTGCAGGACATCAGGTAGTCTGCAGCCCACAGAGCGCTTAATGTCTTGCCCACCCCCGGGTCTGACAGGATGAAGCAGCGCCGGTTGAGTGTGCTGAATGCGGCTGTCTCGCGCTGATGCTCCATAGGCTTGTATCTACCGGGCCATGCGTAGCGCCCTTGTATCGGACTCGGGATGTCTTTGAAGCCCAAGTTACGCAGCACACGCACCTCGTCTATGCCCCAATTTACCAGCACTTCACTGCCCCCTTGCACGGGGAAAACCTTGTGCTTTGGGATGATCTTGAACTTTTGGGGCGAACGGGTTCTTAACAGGAGCGCCCTGTTGTCTATGATTTCCATCGGTGCCTACTTCTTGGTGTATGCTTTTGGGTTAGTCTTGCGCCAAGCTTCGTTCTTCTTGGTAGTCGCCACCCGGGTGTTGCCCTTGGCGTTGGTGCCACCAGAATCAAGTTGGACGATATGATCGACTTGCAACCCATCGCCTACGTGTACCTTGCCCTCACGGATAGCCAGCCTGCGTGCAGCGTTACGCTCGACACGCTTGTGCACTTCCTCTGGTGTCTTCTGATAAGCGGCCATATAAGCCAGCTTTGCTTTAGATGATTTAGGCATTTCAGTTCCTTCCATTCATTTCACAACTGCGGACTGCGCAGTACTTCTTGCACAACCCCGACTGTGTAGGGGGCCATGATTCGTTTCCGTGCGACAGTGCAATACTACCAACACGCTCACGATATTTCCACCACAAATTGTTCTCCTGATCGCGGGAGACCTTGTGTTTCACTACAGTATTACGCAGCACGAACAGCAGCCCTGACGTTGCGTGGCGTACATGAGGGAAATGAGCAAACACCATGAGGGACATCAGCGTAAGCTGGTCGGTGTCCGGGTACTTGTCCCCGCCGCTCTTGTAGTCGAACACACGGGCCGTAAGGTTGTCGTCGTCCACAACCACCAGATCAGCAATGCCGCGCACCCAATAGTCAGGGGATTTAAAGTCACACGGTCTCAGGTCATGCGTCAGCGCCATCTCAAGCTCGGGGAACTTGCGCCCCGGCATAGCGCTCAGCTTCTCCATCGTTGGCTGCATAAACTTGAAGTCAGGATCAAGCGGTCTGCCGTTCTTGATGTATAGCTCAGCCTGCTCATGCAGCCGTGTCCCGTACAGCGTCTGCTCTGTCTCCTCACGGGGGTAGCGCTTGAGTACCTTGACCTCGTGAAACTGCCGCGCACAAGTCTCGTATTGCTTAAGCCCCGAGTGCGACCACTGTACTGTGTGCGACCATTTAGCATCCATCAGAACCTCGCTGTATAGATAAGATCAGTGATGCGCTGCGCCAGCCCTTCGACAAACTGCTCATCATTGTTCTTGCGGCTGTCCATGTCCTTCAACATCGCGTGCACTGCCTCGTGCCAGAACACAGCGTCCCGTTCACGCTCCCCCATTTTGCGCCGGTTCACGTAGTGCCCGATAGTCACTTCCTGCAGCGCGAAGTTGACGCCGCCCTTAACGCAGGTAGGATCGTCTGCAATAAGCACCTCGATCACCTTGTACTTCTTCTTGCCCACCCTAAAACTTTTAGGTATTTTCATCGTGTTTCTCCTTTGTCCAGTATTGTACTCTCATTTCTTGGCCTCCCCGTAACGCTTTGCGTATCCACCATCCGCATTCAGCGGTATCCCCGGCAACCACTTCGGCTCCATCGTCATCTGCGCTAGCACCCACGCCAGCCCTTCCTCTGCCTCCTGCTCTGGTATCAGTGCCAGCAGTTCATCGTGCACAGTCCCAACCACAGGGTATCTTTTCTGTACGCGCAGCATGGCGTCTGTCATAACGATACGGGCCGTTCCCTGCGTCACATGGTTCGCCATACGTCCGCCATACAGCTTCTCGACCTTATTGCCCACATCGTACTGGTATTGCACCCCCTCTTCAGGCACCTTCACCTTGCGCATGTTGTGGTACTTAAGGGACAGGCCGCTTGCCATGACGATTTCGTTCTTACGGAACAGCAGCACGTCTTTGTGGTTGTACTCCTCTCCACCGATCAGGCTTGGCTCAATGCGGCTCACAAGCAACTCCCAGAAGTCAACCACCGGGCTTGCTGCGCTGCGGTACTTGTCAATGATCGCCTTGGCTGCAATGCTGTGAATAAGCAGTTCCCTGTCTGTGCATACGTGAGGGATTGCTGCTACCCGTTTCATATTCTCGGCGTAGTCGGTGAACCGCTCTGCCATAGCAGCCGTTACCCCTAGTGCCTTCGCATCCGTCAAGGTGTAGCGTAGCGGCGGCGCTCCAAGGAACCCGACAAGAAGCTGCATGGCAAAGTTTGAAAAGCCAAGACCATAGGAGCAGCCCAATAAAGCAGACTTGGCCGACTGCCGAAGCAACGGGTGCGACTCTTTCGTCATCCCCGGCATGTTGAACATCTGCTCACCGAAGGTTGCATATGGATCGCCACCAGCGCAGAAAATACTAAGCAACTCGTCATAGTCCGCCAGCCACGCTATTACACGAGGCTCGATCTGTGACAAGTCCCCGACGCCCACCACATACCCGTCCGGTGCCATGATGGACTTCCTGAGAAACCCGCCGCGCTTCATGTTCTGCATGTTCACCTGCTGCGTGCCACCGTACCTGCCTGTCTCTGTAGCG